TGCATCCATTTTTACATAGTTTTAAACCATGTTTTCTCAAAGATATGTCTGTGAACTACACTGGAGAAAACACATATGTAACTTATAGTGACGGAACTCCAATATCATTAATTATGGATTTAACATTTCAAGAAGCAGAGCCAATCTACGCAAACGATTATGATAGTTTTGCTACAGGAACTAAAGGTGTAGGATACTAATATGGGATACTTTAGAGAACTACCAGACCTAGAATACTTATCCCCATTAGCAGACAGAACTTCTGCATCAGAATATATTACAGTAAAAAATATTTTTAAAAGAGTTAAAATCAGAGATGATCTTCAAAACAATTTAACTGCTTTTAACAAATATCAGATTCCTGATGGAGTAAGACCTGAACAAGTTGCAGAAGAACTTTACGGATCTGAAAATTTAGATTGGGTTGTCCTAATCTCTGCAGGTATTACGAATATAAGAGATCAATGGCCATTATCAAGTAAAGATATTTACCTTTATGCAGAAAAAATTTACGGATATTCAATGAATGATGTCCATCATTATGAAACAACAGAAATTAAAGATTCGACTGGTCGCCTCATTTTACCAGCAGGAAAAACTGTAGATTATAATTTTAAATTACCACACCCATCAGTCGATAATGAATCAACAAAATCTTATGTTGAATACTATGATAATGGAACAAACCAGATGGTAAAAAAATATAACGTTGTTGTAAGTATAACAAATTACCAATATGAAAACGACAAAAATGAGAAAAAAAGAGGTATTTTCACTCTTAGAAGAGAGTATCTACAACAATTTTTAAATGATAGTCGTCGTTTAATGCTATATTCAGAGTCTTCCCAATATTTAAATGATAAATTGAAAAGAGGAGAAAACATCAGAGTCAAATCACCATAAAAGTTCTAAACTCTTATCAAAAATCATCACATATCGGTGTTTGCGTGAGCGGTCTTTCCACTCTCCTGCAGCACCTTTAATTTTTCCCCTAGAGTGTTTAGTTCCGTCTGCATAGTAGAAATCTTTCTTTGGGTCTGTAAGTCCGCAATATTTAAAATTACAAGCGCGATAGATTGTACCATTATGGAAATCACTATCAGCGTAAGAGATGATTGCTTTAACTTCAGTATCCTTTCGTAACTGTTTAATCGCTCTTGAAACGAACCAAGAAGTGATATTATACTCATCAGATTGTGTGTCTGGGTGGATACAGAGGCGCGAAAGTTCAAAAAGTCCCTGTTGTTCATTTCTTTCCAATCCAAAAGCACCTTGAGCGATTTCAGGAACAGGTAGTCCAGTAAATACACAGACTCCCCGAATACCACCAATATTCAATGGGCAAAAGTCATTATTCTTATAAAGACCATAATTATACCCAGATTTAAAACCTTTTGAAAAGTCCTTAAGATAATGAAACCGCAGAAGTAACTCTGCGGCTTCGGACTTACTTACACGATCAATAGTGTAATTAGACTTCATTCATCAGTCTTCGGCAAGTTTGGCGAAGTAACTGAGGGCATCATCGTCCTCATCTTCTTCAACTACAGCAGCACGGCGGGTGGGTTGAAGGTTACTGAGTTCGGTACGAAGATCCTCAGTCAGTTCACGGGTCGAACCACGGGTGTTGTCCTCATCAAAATTATCAGGATCCTGATAACGGGGAGTGCCCTTGTTACCCAGCACATAGTCCAGACGCTTCTTCAGATCATCATAGGACTTGAACTGATCGGCAGCAACGAGTTCGGCAAGAGAGTACTGTTTCTTCCAAACTGCTTCCATTGCATCGTCATCATCTAGCAGAGGAGAAACACGAGCAAACTCACTGGAATCATAATTACGATAACCAGCAACGTTCTTCGCCTTCAGTTTGAAGTTAGCACCTTGCCAAAAATCGAATGGATCGATTGCTTGCTCATCTTCAAACTCTGGTTGCATTGCCTCAGTAAGTTTATCAAAAATTTTCTTACCATACTTAAACAGAAAGACTTTACCTTCGTTGGCGGGATTAGCGGGATCTTTCACCACATAAATGTTGCTCACATAAGTCAGTTTACGCTTCTGCTTACGAGCAAGTTCCTTACCAGCATCAGTACCGTTGTTCCAGAGTTCGGAGTTGTATTCAGACACAGGATCTTTCTGACCCAGAGTAGTCAAAGAGTTCTCGATATACCAACCACCAGGACCTTGGAATGCGTGACTGTAGAGTTTCACGAACGGAAGGTCCTCACCGTTTGGAGCAGGAAGGAAACGGATAACGGCATATCCATTACCGCTCTTATCACACTCTAGTTTCCAGAGACGCTCATCACTAGAACTACTAGTAGTATTCATTTTTTCGACTTCTTTGACTAGTTTAGCGGTCAAAGAGCCCAGCTTGGATTGCTTTTTAAGGTCTGCGAAAGACATTTGGATTACCTCGGATAATTTGGATTCGGGGGATTACTCGGATATTATAGCAGCAATAACCTTAACGGTCAACAAACTGCTTTAAAGATTCGATTGTTTTGTCCATACTTTTAAACAACATACCCATATCAGTTTCTGGTGGAAAACCCATCAGGGCAACCGACTTGCGAAGGTTCTCTTTCATCTCAACCGCTTTCGGGTCATCAGAAAGAGACAAACGTGTATACATTACACGCTGTTTCTCAAGGAGCAATTGTAGTTTTTCAATATGTTCCAGTTTATCTTCACGGGACAT